GAAGTTATTTGTTGTAAGGGGTACATAGTTATCAATACCAAGCATGTGGTTAGTACCCATCGCCAAAGGTGAAAACATCTTTTATATCTCCTTATAATTTATTCCAATGATTTCCCATTGTTATTATTAACAAAGGTTTGTCTTACCTTATATTGAAGCAAATATAAAAATTAAAATAGTATAAGTTGGTTTTAAATATGAATTTAACTACACCCGATAAAACATCTGAACTTTATGTTAAATACACAGAACTAATAAATGCCAAAGTCAATACTGCCGTAGTATGGCTGGAAGATAGAGGTATTGAATATATCTGGAATAATTGGATAAATGGACATCTATATCGTTTATATATCCCTACCAAAGATGTAATTCTTGACTTCGAGTTTTACCCTATCAATAATATAAACTATAACTACATTAGAATAAATTATAATACTGATGTTATCAGAGTACTGGAAAAGCTATTTCCCGAAACTATTGTAGATACACAAGAGTTAAATTTGTGGAAATTAAATCAAAAAGCAACAAATAAGTTCCTTCGAGAAAATGGAGCATCTCCGATATATGATAAATCAGTATTACGAGTTGCATTAGTTAAAGATACTACAATTTATCAATGTATGGTAATAAAAGATAATCAAGTAAAAGCAAATGTAACTAAACGAAATTGTGCAGTTCCTTACGGGACCTATATATTATTAAGATACTTGAATGAGATGTTTGGGATACCCGAAATTAATATTAGAAGCAATATGGATAATTCCTATACAACATCAATGTATCAGCTATTAAATCTACCGATTATCGTAAAAACCGCTAAAAAGAAAATATGGTGGAGCCCTAAAGAAGCTAAATGGCATCCTGAAAATCCAGATAACTATATACCTTTTTATTTCACTGAAAAAATTACATATTTATATCCAAGAAAGAAATAACACCCCGAGGTTAGTTCTCGAGGTGTTATCCCGTCCTATTATGTCAAGAAAATACGGAGGTGTATTTCTTATACTTTAATTATACCGCTTTCAGGTATGTCATGGAACACCATTGGGAGGTTCCAATTCTACCCCAGCCGTTCTTCTTTTCATATACAGTAACTACTGTGCCATAAGATAATGTTTTAACAACTTTATATCCAAGACCAGGTCCTCTTCTTACATTGAGTCCGTGCTTTGCAGTTACCTTATACTTCTTCTTGCTTGTCGGCTTAGGTGCAGGTGTGGGCTTAGGTGTCGGCTGCGGAGTAGGTGCCGGAGTAGGCTCAGGTGTAGGTTCCGGCTTAGGTTCAATGCTATCATAATCAGGTCTCATAATACCGTAGATAGAAGAACTGCCTCTTGAATAAGAACACCTCTTAACCATATTGCCCTTATTACCTTCGATAGTATAGTACTTATTAGCGTCTACCTTCTCAATAATACCTACGTGAGAACAACTAGAGTTGAAGAAGATAATATCTCCAGGCAGACCAGCCTTTTTATCTACTTGCCACTTCTTTCCTTTCAGATATTTGAAAAAGTAGGGACAACCAGCTGCACAGTTATCAGCAGGATTCTTAGGGCATCCAAGCCAAACTCTAATTGCATCGGTAGTCCACTTTAAGTTATCACGAAGAACCATTACGAAGAGCCAGCATACAAAAATTGCACACCATGCCGCTCCTTGCTTCTTACCATTGAACCACGGATATGGGCCACCTTTTGACTTAGGGGTATCGAAGTATTGAGCATACTTTGTATGGTTCGTTCCTGTCTCTTTGTAGCCAATTTGAGATTGAGCCAACGCAATTATCTTCTCTTTGATAGTTGTGTTAGTTGTTGCTATTGCCATATAGGTTTCTCCTTTCTGTTTATGGATTAACCTTCAGCTTCATTCTTATCGCTATTGAGCAACTGATATCTGATAGAACCAATACCAAGTAATGCACCTAAGAATGTCGTGATTAATGCGAGAGTAGCACCAATCTCTTCAGCAAATGGGAAGCCCCAAACCTTAGACAATCCGAGCCAAAGAGCTGTAATTGCTGGCAGGAATACGGTAGCAATCCACTTGAGAGCTGTGTACCATCTTTCATCCTTGATAATCATTTCTGCTTCCTCCTTATATTTTTTATTAACTATATGATTTATTCATATTAGCTATCTAAATATTTTGGTACATCTATAAAAGGTTATAACCAGACAGGCTTTTCTGGAACTTTAAGTGTCTCTGTAACCTTTAACCAATTGTTATACCACTCTCGGAGTTCATTTCTCTGCTGACCATCAAGAGATTCATACCAAAGCTGACCGCGATTGATAATAGGAAAACATTCAACCGCTCTACGATTGCGAAGTTCTTGCTTTATAGATTCTCTTTCAGCAATAGATTCTCTAGCATCGTCAAATACTAAATTGCCCTCAACAACTTTATAGGATTGATAGTGCTCCTGAAAATGATTCATATCCTTAAGGTCATTTACTTCAATCCCATTAGTAAGGGTACCAAGTATTGCATATGAATTTACATATCCTTGTTCGTCTAAATATACTTGCATTATGAGACCTCCTTAAATAATTCCATATACTTTCTCAATATATCCTGTTGTCTTTCGATTATCCCAGGTTAAAGTAATTGTACTGTTTTCTACTTTTAAGAAGAATGTTACCCAGTCAGTGTCATCGGCTATACAGAATTTATTGTTACTGCTATCTAAGAATGTCATCGGTATAACTAATGTATTGTGGGAACTTGATGATGTTGTTCTAGCTATCACCAGTAATGCCGTATATCCTGCGTCGGCAAATGTCTGTGAACCTGAACTCATAGAACCTGTAAATACTTGAGTACAACCAAGCCCGAGATTTGTTCTTGCCCCCGAAGCGTTATTTGCTCCGGTACCACCACTAGTAACTGGCAATGAAGTTCCAAGAGATAATCCGCCGGTTGCTTTGATATCACCACCCACATAGAACTGGTTATCTGCATCCGGGAAACCATTTACAGACACAGAAGCTCGCTTATTATCCCAGAACATCAATGGGATACCTTTACCTACCGTTGCCGTATAAGAATAAGAAGTGAATGCATCAGTTACAGTTATCATTACTTCCCATTCAGATGTATTGGAAAGCGTAAGTGTTTTATCTACACCATTTTGCAAAGTGGTAGCAGTAGACCATGTACTTGTACCTCTAACACGATGCTTCTCTGTAATAGTCATAGTGTTATGACCATCGATAGAAGCTACACTGCCAGTTACATTTATAATCGTAGAATCGTAGAAGTTACCCTCTCTTGCAAGACTATAACTGACAATTGCCGGATTAGAATATTGTAAGATAGGTATATTTATTACTGCAGTAGCTGTATTACCTCTGCTGTCAGTCGTAGTCACTGTGGCTGGATATGTGCCGGCCACATTAGGATTTGTAAATGTTACGTTCCTTGAAGAATCCGGGGTATAGTCATTTCCATTTATATTAAGGCTATAGGAAGTTATCGTAGCCTGCTTTTTGGCAGTAGATGCCGTGGTATTAATAACTAAAGTACTATGCAATTGCACTATTCGTTGATTACTTCCAGTGATTGCCACAGTAGCTGCATTAGTGTCTTTATAAGTCAACGTACCAGGGGTAGGGTTTGCATTTATAACTGACATAGTAGCATCTGCATAGTGGTGGTAATCAGTACTATCCATAGTAGATTGTAAATCATACTTTACAGCTAAAGAATTACTTGTACTGCAAGCAGCAAGCATACTATCCCTTTCGGCAGTAGTTAACGTAAGATTTGAAGTACCGCCCTCATCATTAAGAGTAGTCCACGCGCTATAGTTTGCTCCATTATTCCACGTTATTCTTGCCTTTAATCCAGTAACAAGTTCAGTACCAGCAGGATTAGTATATGTAATACTAGGGGTACCCTCGTCTGTAAAATTGGTAGATGCTGTAATTAAAGCAAATCTATTTATTACAGGAAAGTTGAATGTATATCCCTGATAACTAGATGAAAATCTCTGGTGAGTTATTTTTGCTTGAACATAGTTAGAAGCATTACCTACATCACCTCTGGGGACATCAACAGTTTTAGTCAATACAACCGTATATGAGTTATATGTGAACTTCTGACTAGATGAAATAGACTGTGATAATGTAGTATATGTACCATCTAACTGCTTGACTTGAAGATAAGCAGTGCCAGTACCATATGTAGTATAGCCTGAATTTGTTCTCCAGACCTGAATCTTAAATGTGACATTCGTAGTTGAATTTATCACGTTTTCAGAATTAGTAGTAGCCTGTATTCTATATTTAATATACTGGTTATCTGTTGAAAAGGTTGAACTCGTATATGTTGCCATAAATTATCTCCGTTATGTCATAGCTACCAGAGCGATACCATCATTGACCACAGTACCATTGGAAGAAATAGTTATGGGGATAAATCTTGCCTTACCGCCTATTTGCATCTCTTGTTGAGCTACACACTTCTTCATCCTGAACTCATCGAGCGTAACTTCAAATATCTTATTTCTATTAGCAATATTCGGGTCATCAGTATCGTATCCGACAAAGCCTTCAGTATCATTTATAGTAATGCAAGGTCTCTGCCCAACCTGACCAGCACCGTACCAAGTAAATCCAGTATTATTTACGAGACCTATCAAAACTCCCGCGGAATTATATAATTCGATTTCACCATACTGATTATCTAAACCGCCTCGCTTAAGAAGGCCCGCAGTAATCATAGAAGAGTTGAAATTTACTATATTGACTTTAGAAGCATCAAGTGTACCGTCCTGCAAGAAATCTGCTACACCCTTGCCCTGTTGATTAATTATCTGATAATATGTGCCTCTGTACCCATTTAATGAATAGGACCATCCATTGTTATCAAATCGCCATACAATAGTAGCGTTATCAATAGTAGCTGGTTGTGTAAGGTCATTATCATTTCGAAGGACCAAAATCTCATCTGGGACACCATCTCCATCGCCATCGTGCCAAACAATGTTACCACCACTATTACCTAATGCAACGCTGATTTCTTGCTTTACAATTGCAGAAACTTCATTAGAGTTAAGGTCACTAGATACTATTACCCAGTCATCCATATCCAAATCACCTGTTGCTCTTGATGTAACGCAGTAGTAGGTGCTATCACCGCTGAACCAGAGGTCTCCTTCATTATACGGAGGGTCTACTGATTCTATGTATACTTTAGTACCGGTTGTGCCAGAACCTCCACCACCACTAAATGGCACTAACTTTGTTCCATCATAAGTGAACAGTTCATTAATCAGCCATAAATCAAATCTGTATCTGCTTGTAGAATATCCGAGTAAAGAATACAATGCGCCCGTATCATCAGGTGTTTGCGTCCAGTAAGGAGATTTGATTTTGTAGTACCCATTACTTTCTGCAGACTTATTAAATACAAGATATACAGGAGCATCTGCTACCATTGCTGAAGTATCAGAATTTGCAACTCCGTTGAAGGTATATCTGGCATCGGTATCCATTGCCATACCCATTGTACCATTTCCGATTTTAGAACCTGATGCAATATTTCCAGAACTGTTGTAAGCAAATATCTTTGTTGGGTCAAAGTAATGAGTACTATCATATGTCTTTGTACCAGTACCATTATTTGTAGTAAAACTTGAATAAGTACCGTCTGGAAGTCTTGCATAAAGACTCCACTGCTTTATGCCGTTGCCACCTGCGGTTATATGCGTGTAGTAAGGTCTAACTGTTTGAACATCATTACCATCCTGATATACAGTCTGAATAATCCAACCTTCAGTATAGGCTGTAGTAGCGTTTGTAGGAACTGCCAATTCTGAATATGGGGTTGTTGATGTATTCCAGTTTGTAGATGACCAAGAAGCACCGCTGGTATGAGCAGTTTTACAAATATAATACTTACTGCTATAAGTTACGGAATCACCTATAGCATACGCAGTATTAGCCGTCCATGCTCCTCTATAATTTGCATTATTAACTGGGTCACAATATGCATTAGATACTGCATAGCTACCCATACCTGTATGATAGGTCAAAGTAATACAACCATATTGAGGAATATGTGAAGTAAGGATACTATTCTGTCTGTAATAAACTAATTTTTCACCTAATCCATTTACATTGATTGTATTAAATGTTCCATTATAGGATTTAGTAAGATATACACGAATAGTCAATCCCTCATAAATCTGAGTGATTCCAGGAATTGTTACATTCCAACGGCCATTAGTATCATCAGTATTAGTATTATATGAAAGAGTAGGGTCATTACCCCAACTTGGATTTCCGTTACCATCTGTCTTCCAAACCTTATTGACCTGCCCATTACCAGAAGCAACATAACCTTCTGAAGAAGAGGTATTTGCTTTCCATGTATCTGTAAATACAGCATTAGGAGGAACATTAGAATAGATAGTATATCCACTATTTTTAATAGCACCAGTATTGCCATCTGCAACTGCCACTTGGTTGTTAGTCGGGGTGCTAGAGTAGTAAGCAACTTGCTTACCATTCTGCATCTTGATATTACCTGTTGCAGTAAGATTAGCAGGGAATGTAGCATTCTGTGCTGCATCGAAAGAATATAAATGCCCTGTTTTAGCGAGGTTGTTTTGCAGATACCAATCGTTGTCGCCGTAGAGACGAATAGCTTGCACTTGACCAGAAGTAAGATAACTAGGGTTCAGTTCGGTCTCACTGAAAGTTAATCGGAGCTGCCAGTTATTTGTTGTCTGAGTCAGGCCGCCTCCTAAAGTAGTTACGTCATATAATGGAATATCACTCCAACCTGACCACCCTGCTACTGTGTAGGTGCCTACAGTAACCCAGGGACCATCACTAAGGAAATTTGCTCCTGTTCTTCTTTCAATCAATAATGATAAGGGCTTTGGACTGCTTATACTTACTAATAGTTTTTTAGGGCTTGTATATAGATACCTATTCTCAGCATCGTTTGCAGAGATAGTAACTCGGGTTTTACTTTGAAGAGTAATCTCTGTTGTAGTATCTGGGCGTCCAATAGGTAAAGCTAAACTCCAGCCCTCGGTACAGAATTTAGGCTTATCTGCGTTGGACTTACCATAATCTATCCAAGTAACTCCGTCATCAGAAGAATATTCAAATTTCAGTGCATTGGGATTTATAAATGCCAATCGGTTAGCACTATGTTCAGATGACATAGCCATTCCGACAGGTCCAACAGACCCAGAACGAGAGCCTCCGCCCCATTGGAGCTTTTCTTCATAGGGAGCAATTTCAGCATCTTTAGTCTTAATTACAGTATTTGTAATATCAATACCAGTACCAGCGGTATATGTGGTATCACTATTAGGGAGCGCAATCCAAGAACCCCAAGTACTGCTACTCGTTGCTACTCTTTGTGCTCGAACTCCACAATCAGATGTTGCAATCTGAACAGGACCGCTACCACTGATATCAGTCCAAGGGGTAATAGTTATAAGAGTACAATATGCCGTCGAAATTAAAGAGTTTACTCCAATAGCAGAAGAAGACTTAAATTCTTCTATAGTACTTCTCGGATGATTTGTCATATACCAACTAGGGAGTTGGTTATCACTTCGAGTATCGTCTAACCTTAAATGATGAGCATCTACTTTAACTGTTTGTGCAGAACCGCCCGATGGTGTAACCGAGAAACTATCATTCCCGCCTGCAAATGTATATGTAGTATCTGTAAATTTAGCATCAGTAGGTACATCTTTAGCAACGCTATGCCCATTAACCGTTGCAGCATCATCTACGTATTCTCGAAGTTGACCGTTTACATATCGGTAAATCGGGTGTTTAGTATCAAGTACCATTCGATACCAATCATAAGCAGCCCCTAATTGAATGTATAGTTTCCCGTCTTCTGTGCTAGGTAATTCTTGTCCCCACCATTTATCAGCCAGATAAAATAATCCATCATTCCCTAATGTGCCTACAAGATAAATAGGAAGATTTGCAGTAAGTCCGTCAGTTGCATTATTTGCCGTATTGAAAGAATATCTATGGTCAATAAGATTGCCGTGCTGTTCATAGAGACTATAATTAGCAACTACAGCCCCGGCTTCAGTAGTGTTAGCACTTCCTTGATAGAAAATGGAACCTAATCTAAATCCGTGAGAATTCTTTGTCTTTGTCGTAGCAGTAGTTGAGCTAGTTACAATACTCTCCCATTTATCATCAGAATTTTGCATTATAAAAGTGTAGGGGAATATCTTGTTAGAACCTGCTTTGATAGAAGAATAGATTCTCTCTGCATAATAGCGACCATCATTTGCGTCATTTGTTTCACAAAGACCGCGAGTACAAGCATCACTATAAGCCAAAGCACCATAATAAGTAGAACCTGTACCTACCCAATTTGTCCAAAGAACTGGATTATCAAGCAGCGTTACTGTGCAATTCTCACAAGCATAATAATCAATTTCAAATACACGATAATATGCTGAATTAGTAGGGGAATCGGAATTATAAATACTCATACCAATGGCATGCCCATAGCCGGCATTAAATCCTGCTTCATTTAAGGGATACCATGTGTTATATGAATGAGCACGATAATTCCTCTCATTCCAGTTGCAATAGGAAATTGAGCCTTGTCTGCCTGTAAGAGTTATCCAGGAGTATGTTTTATATACAGGATTACAATCGCAATGAGTATAAACCGTAAATTTAACTTTCCATGGTTTATTCCAATCATCAGGAACTACTGACATAAAATACCAAGTAGCTTCTGCCCAGCTATTTGTTGTAGCATAATAAGAAGTGCTCTCATACTTCTTATGTATGAGAGGCACTATATCAGAATCATAATGCGTATGAGCACTGTGTTCCTGTGAATTATCTTTCAGAGTTAATTCTGAATTGTTGGGCAGGATTATTTTTGATAAGTCTGCCATAAGTTCTCCTAACCAAAAGTTTTGATGTTATGAACCAGAATAAGGAGTAACAACCTTTGTAACTGTACCGTCTGTCTTTGTACCCTGCGTAACAGATGTTGTCTTGTCGTAGTTGACTCCGATTGTAACCTTGTTTGGAGCATAAGCACCACCGGAAGTTGTACCAGAAACTGTACCAGTAACGGAAGCCGTACCTGAATTCTTTGGAACGCTTGCGCTAAGATATACAGGAGTTCCTGTGAAGTCATTAGCTCCGTGAGATGCTATATATGCTGCGTCACCATTCTTTACAGTAACATCAGAAGTTGTAATTGAAGCTCCTGTAGTAACTGCAATCTGCTTGAATGAAAGAGTTTCGGTATTTTCAGTGTATGACATATATGTCATAGCACCTGTAACTGCCGTCGAACTCGGATTGGATGCTGTTACACCAGTTACTACCGTTTTAGATGTCGGGTTCTTAATTGTTGTAGTAGAACCTGCAGTAGCTACTGTGATTGTAGGAGCTGTGATACTTCCTTTAGGGGTATAAGATTGAGCTCCAGAAGGGATTGTCTCTGAGTTACTTACTACTCTCGTCTCATTATCAGTTGTAGTTGTACCTGAGAATGTAACTGTTTCAGAAAATGACGGCTGAGTAAATGTACCTGTTGGAGCAGCAACTGTACCTGAATCGCTGGATTCTACATTTACTGCAGCTGCGGTAGATGTATGATTAGGTGTAGGGTTTCCATAAGATACTGTAGGAACAGTAACACGACCTTCATTAACGAATGCAAAGCTGCCAAGACCTTCAGCACCTAAATGTGTCCAAGCCGTGCCGTCATAAGCATACTCATCATTACCATCGAATACGAGGTCACCAGCAGTTGCAGTAACTGTTTTATGTCCACTAGTAGCTGTAGGGTCTATGATTTCAACTGTGCTTCTAGTATCACCATCTGTAAGATGTGTATATGTAGTACCATCAACATACAGTTTACCAATATACTTTACACCGCCAGCTATCGCTTGTCTGGCATACGAGTCCTTAATTTCCAGTAAACTACCATCTGGCATCTCCACTACGGATATATATTTCGGGTCCGGCATTTTCTAAATCCTCCTACTTTGTAAAAATCAATTTTTCAAGATTCTTAATATAGAAACAGCTGACTTTGTTATTCCAGTTTTCACGGTCTTCAGCAGATACATGAGAAACAACATCATTAAGGTGGTCGGCAAACATTTGGTCGGTAAAGATAATATCTTTTAAAAGAGTTTCTCCATCTCCAACCTTAAATCCTGCAATTTTTTTACCTTCAGGGGATTCACCCCAATCCGAGTAGATATAAATACAACCGCTCTTTCCTACTAAAGTAGGTTGGGACTCCCAGTTATCATAGGTATCATAGAAGACCTTATTCTGGTCATCAATATGTTGTTTTATTAAAATATCATATAGTTGAAGACCCGCTTCATCTAAATAATATTGCTTATCTGCCATAGTTCCTCCTAAATTATTAATAATAAAGAAGGTTATTTAGATGCTGAAGAAGGATTCTCCGTTTTTATGTCACTCGAATGCAGGGGTCTCTGCAAGTGTCTTGGTGTATATGTTAAGGAAACACAGCCCAGAGTTTTTAAAACTATAGTAGCCTGATATAATGCTCCGGAAGCTAAGTAATCAAAACTCTGAGATTCGTTCTTTATACCATAATCAAAATCAACATTAATAGCGAAACGAATTTTTCTATCCGATTCATAAGGCAATTGAATTGTTAAAAAGTACATTGAAATGTACTTATAAAATAACTCTCGAGCCAATTCATCTCTATCTGCAACATTGGTTGTTATAATCCTCAAAGTATATTCGAGTTTGACAGGCAAAGCTCTTTCAAAATAGATATTATTCTTATCATTATCGAATACACAAGGAACACCAAATTGATACCTTGTAAAGTTTGTAAGACTTGTATCAATTGGGGTGTCTTCACTTCTTTGAACAAGAATAAGCGGGTATGTAATTGTATCATTTTGCATCTGCGCGATAATCCCCGGGAAATTCTCTGCGTCAGTAGCAACGACGTTAGGGTTAGCCTCCCCTGTGAGAGATGCTTTTATGTCATCCACAATTGCTCTATCATATAAGTATAACATTATTTAACCTCTACAATATTAGGGTCTATACTCATTTTGTCTGAAGGAGTTACTACACCGTACTCATTTATAGCATAAGGTCCAAATGTCATTGAAGTACTCGGATTATCATAAACCATTGATAAGATATTCTGTCGTCTAATTTGACGAGCATCAGTTTCATCATTATCAACAATAGAAATGGTATTGCCATTAGTATATAATATATGAAATGCAAAATCTGACATATCATAACCATACTCAAGATTTTCAAGATATTCGTCAAGGTAACTCAATATCTCTTTGCGAGTTGTCTCTTCGACTTCAATATTGCAGTCTAAATCAATAATATGATACTTACGAAGTTTAACTGGTTGCAACCCTGCAGATTTAATATACTTTTTCATAATTACTTATCTCCCGGATGTGAATTATCAATATATTTACCACGATAATCTACATTTTCTTTAAGGAAGTGATTTGACTTGTTGAAAGTCTGCTCGATTTCCTTTCTTGTTCTACCGACAATAGGTTGTCCGTTTGCAACAGGTACTACTTGACAAATGAGATGGTCAGCTGCAACTAAATCATATGTAATTTCAGTTACCCTAAATTTCCTCTCAGTTACTTCTGAATATAAACCTGCCATACTAAAGATACTGTCTTTTTGTACTTTAGGGAGGTTCCAGCTACAATGAATCAAGAAGGGTAAATCTTTGCTATTATCAACTACCCAGCCATAACGCTGGAAAGTCTTTACCTTAGGGCTCCCGTCAAAGAAAATATGAGTAGGCATAGGTTCAGAATAAGAATCAATTTCAGGCTCACCTTGCTCATTTGATTTAGCAAGATTTGGAAATTGATAAGTACAAGGTATGCCTTGCATTTCTAGAGCTTCGTCATACCTCTTTCTCATTAATAATATGTCTGGACCTATTAAGTGATTACTCATCATTACCCCTTTATAATTGAATCTATGTACTTCTTAGCATCTTCCAGTGAGGCATATTCTTCACCAATGTAATCATAACCATCAGCAACAAGATAGAAAATGGGATATTTCTTAATTCTACTCCCCTTACTATCTACCCACCAGGCTTTCTGAATCTCATAGCCCTTGTAGTCCGTTAATTGTCGGATAACAAATTGGTCTTTTGATGCATTGATATATCTTTTCACGTCCCGACCTCACTCAAATATAAAATCTGTATAAACCATTTTACTGCCAGGGAATTCTCTCGAATAACCCCAAATGTCATCACATCTACCACAGGCAAATTTCTTTGTTTCACGGTCATACTCATCTTTAATATAAACCTGATTATCATTCGGATATGCAATAGGTTTAATAGTAAAATATGCACCTTTCTTCAAAGATTTTAATGGTACAGGATTAAACTCCCAATCTGAAGGGTTAGGTTTGGTAGCTGAAATAATGTACTTTTTCATCTAGTTACTCCTCCGAATACCCATTTTCTTCGATAACATCTTCAATAGTTACTATTGATGTAAGCCAAGTCCAATCAAAACCCTTTGTTTGTTCCAAGTCAGTAAGATTCATTGCTCCGCTGTGAATAAGTGCGTCTACAAAAGGTTTTTTACCACAAGCAAAATCAGGAGTAATCCAGCCAGGGCACTTATCTACATTGAAAACAACTATATATTCAGAATAATGACCATCTGGCTTATCCTGAACATATAATCGTCTCAACTTATTGTATCCTAAATCGTTTACGGTCATCAGGAAGGATATCTGGTCTCCGCTAAGGTGCTGATTAATGTGGAATTCAACATCGAATCCAAACTTATACAGCTCCGCACATATCTCATCAGTGCTAAATTCCTTAATTATTCCAGAAACAGGGTCTGGAGAAAGAATACTTCCACTCGAATTTATAAGGCAAGCAAATAATGTACCATATTGAGTATGGTTTACTAAAATATTGATTCCCTGAAGTCTGTGACTTCCATCATCAATAATCTGCTTGACTGTAATATATAAATCCGTAGAGTTATTGGATTTGCACTCGGCTAATTGAAGCCAATTAGATATGTTATAGCGAAGTGGTGCGCTCATGCGGTCTGCTCCTCGGTGTCCGTTTCGGTATCTTGGTTAGCCTTAATGTATTTTCTTAACTCAACTTGGAAACAAACAAAGTTATCAGTAGTCGTATCTGGATACTCGCTGAAATATAATCCAATCTTATCCAAGCCAAGTCTGTAATACATAATTCTACTATTTACTTCATCAATTTCAGGATGCTTTTCACAGAAGATTGAATATCTGGTCAATACACTTGAAAATGATTTTCTTACCATCGGGTTGTCCCCGTCTCGTTTCAAATCAGCAGTTTTAAGAGTTTTAAAATTACTTCCGTTGTATTTCTTAAGTTCTGAAAAGAAAAGGTTTATCAATTCATTAGCTGTCATATATTAAAATCCTCCCATGCCTCCGCCAGCTTCTTCTGATGTAGTATTAATGTCGACCTTCCAACTATTAACTGCTGCACCTGTCTGGGGGAATGCTTGTGTTAAAATCTCTGTAACCGCCTGCTGATATCTATCTGCATTCTTTACACCGAGTTCTTTCATTAAGTTAACAAGGGACTGAGCTTGACCAATAGCAGAGTCTCTCTTCTCGAATAATATCTGGTCCATATTTGTAAGAATAGGGTTCATATTAAGAACAAACTTATCTACAAATCCGCTCATATTTCTGGAAATAAAATACTTATTAAGAGCATCTGTCCAACCATTCTTATATGCAGTTTCTACTTTGGCTAATCTGTTAGCATAAAGAGCTGACCTTTGTGACATTACAGCTCCCGCGCCACCAAGTCCTTCAGCAGAAGAGAAGTTCATTGCTTCCTTAGGAACTCCCAATACTGATAACTTTTTATTCTGGTAATAATCAAGAAGTTTGTTATCAGCATCAGTAGTCTCTGCCATTGACATATCTGTTACAGAAATAGCGTCCTGTCCATTCACCCTTGCGAGATAAATCAAGTTATTAGGACTTTGAGGATTAACGAAACTTTCTGCAGTACCAGTGGAAGTATTTAAAGCAAGCTGCTGCTCGATTCTATCTTTAATCTTCTGCAACTGTGCCCCGATTTCTTCTTCCTCACCTAAATCGCCACATTCAACATTAACAAACTTTACAGCTCTTGAAAGCGATGAAAGTAATAAAGCATCTTCCAGAAGGCTCAAAGTCTGAGTAGGCTGAACTGCAGTTGACATTAATGGTTCTGCAAACTGAATATCGTAATCTATAAGATTCTTATCAGATGTCTGAGCAGTGATATGATATTTACCTAATAAACCACCAAGAGAGAAATGAATAATAGAAGATTCTGGGTAAGAAATAGCACCTTCAATACCCATAACTGAAGAATCTTCACTAGAAGGCTGATATACATAGCCCTGAGGTTCGCCTCTATACCAAAGGTGAATAATATCTTCAGGAGGAATCATATATGATGGGATAATATCATAATCATTATTGATAAGTGTATTATTATCCAAAGAAGTCAATTCCCGCTTTTGATTTGTGCCAGGCTCCCTATACATTTCTGTAGTAGGCATATAAAATTGACCAATCGTAATCAATTCAATAATGTGGTCTCCAGCGTAGTTATTTACCTTCCAGCGCTTGAAACACTGATTTACAAGGTCTGCTACTTGTTGATACTGAGGCTCGATTGCAGTCGCCCAAATAATGTCACCTGCCGTATTAGGGGTCGTAGCATCTGTTGCATAATATGATAATGCCGTACTTATCTGAGAATCCTTCGCTAGGGCACGCATTACCAGAATCTGAGTTCTAATATCTTCAATATCTGAATTGGTTCTTAAATCAGATATTCTATATATGGAACCGCCAATAGCGACTGTGCTTCTCAAACGAGAAGTCTTTTTGCGCTTTGGACTAAATAATCTTTCATACCAAGTTGCCATGAGTTTAATTCCTCCAACAATATAAAAGGTTTAGAGCAGAAATTTCTCAAGGTCTTCGTCAATTTCATATTTGGCAAAGAACTCAGACTCATTAAACATAGGTACACCTAACTCACGGGCCGCGAGTATTGCTTGTCCTTCAATATTTTCTTTAATATCTCCTATAAGAACACATTGAACGAAATTATCAAATTCCGTAACTACAGTAGCTGAATAACTTTCAAGAATTGCTGTAATTTCAGGAATTGTACCATGTTTAAATGTGCCTGTAATATAAATTGTCTTATTACGAAAAATCGGAGCACCATCGAAGCTCATAATCTTGTCCTGAACAGCCAATTTAATCTGCGAAGAAGTTACAATGGTGTCAAGTTCCAAAATATTACGAGGTATGGATAACCAGTCTGCAAATCTATGAGACACATTCATGTCCAATTCAGTGTAGATTTTAATTGGATTATCGAAGTAATATTTAACCGTAGCATAATTATTATTGCATCTATTGCAGAATTTAATAAGCCATTGTTTATCTACACCTGCTTCCATAGGAAGGCATGCAAAGATAACTTCCCAAAGGTTCTTTTTAATTTCTAAGTCTTTATACTCAGGAAGTAATAAGACATCTGGGAAAATCTGAAGTTCAGAGTTTTTGACATACTTATCAAACTGGTCTTTAGATAAAACGTCTAAACCTAATACTGTGCAGAATCTTTCAATGCGAGGGTAAAGAAGTGAAGAGCAATAAGGGTCAGAGCATGTCATATAACCCATATCAGGAACCTCAAGAATCTTACCGCAAGACTTACATACAAATCTCTTAGGTAACCTATTAGAATGATTCGAAGACTTTGTATTACTCCAAATAACGGTGTCGCCATCTAATACAATCTGAGAATTCTTCTGAACATTAAAGTATGCTGCGTCAGGATAGTTCATTACAAGCTCGCCGCCATTCGGGAATGCAATTTTATCATCTCCAACTTTAACATCTGAATTACCACCACCAAACTGAACCTTATACTTGATAAAGCCTGAATGATTTACATATTTGTTAGCATCCCTTACTGTTGTAGTTATCAAGCTAAGAGGATGAAAATAAGGCTTACCGGCACCTTCATAAACAACAAATCCAGAAATAAGAGGATATTTAAAGGGATAATGAATATTACTAAAAATGTAATCCTTTAAAGTTTTATCTGTGGCGTCTGACGGAATAAGCCAAGAAGGAAGAATATCAAAACCTGACATCTTACCCCAAGTATTTAAAGATGTAGGATTACTGATTGAAGCAGCTCCACTATCTACATTTCCAATATAGAATTTATATTTAATGTTACCTGAGGAAATATCCTTAATTATGCGGTCAAATTCACATTCAGGGACTTTACCGTAAAGGGATTTAAATTCGTCAGAGTAAAATACGCCCCAAACAGATGTTGTAGTCCCTGTAATCTTAATAGAACCTGAAACTAAACTGTTTTTAAAAACGACATCAACGAATTCTTTGGAAATTTCTTCACCGGGGTCAATTTCAGCACCATGAGGATAGAAACCCTTAAAAATCTGGCAAAGTTTTCCATGAGCATCATATCGAAGAGTTACAAGAAGTCCTGTAGGGACGATGTAAATCAACGAGCCTGGTTTACAAAAGGTTTTTGTTATCAGCATATTAATGCCTCCTTAAAATAATTTATTCAAAAGTTCAATTGAACCTTCGATACTGTTGTCCAAAACCAGGGATATAATTCGGTCTCCCTGTATTTCTATTAAATCCATAATCTCGTCTACCATTAACACTGGTTATTGCATTAAGGGCCGGAGCTGTATGCGGTTTGACTACTTCTGCATGAGCTATCGCAACTGTTACCGAACCGCAAAGAGCGTCGGCACAGTCTTTACCTATACCCTTACTATTATATCCGTTTGCCAAGCAAGGCAAATCTGTAATTGAATTGCTTTGTGGTGGGTGGTTGATAACCCCATTAACTCTTTGTAGGTTAATCAACTCAACTTCCTGCAAATCATGTTTAATCAAATCAAGTCGTTGGTCTTGCAGTAAGTTTCTAAGTCCGATATATGGGTCTTCTGTTCTATCTACTGATACCTTTTCACAGATAAATCCCTGCTGAGTTAGGTTTTCACGAACATATGAAGATTGATATTGGTCGGTTGAAACTATTGCTATGTTTATACCCATTTTCTTGAGCCAAACAATAAAATTGATAACCTTTTGGAAAGACATTCTATCACCTCGAGGAGCTCCAATAGCTACCTGAAACATCTCTCGAAAATAAGGCATTGAAATCTTCTTCCCTGTGGTAGGGTCTTCTATAATTTTATCCCCGTCTCGAGCAACTCCCGCAATACCGATATGGTCTGATACTTCAGCGAAGTCGATATGAACATACCACGCAAGTCTTTTCAACTCTGGCGGTATTACTTCTAAATGGAAATGTCTCTCAAGAGTATCATTATCCTGAACCCCGATTTCGTAATAATCTTCAAAGAAGGGATTTTGACGAGTTTGAGAAATATTCGGAGTAATCATCTCCTGAGTAATAAATCCCATAGCACCTACTACGGAAATGCCGGCAATATCTCTTAAAGCAATGTCATAGTCAGCGGCAAAGTTTACTCTAAAATTATCTGGAATAGCTAAGACTTTATACCCATTATCTCGATATTCCTGCAAATGAACTTCATCTTCATTTTCTTTTGGAATAATAAAACCTCTACGGAATCGGTCGCCTACTGTAATATAGAAATTTGTTGGACTAAATGTACTTTTAGGTTTTACTTCCCAAATAGGTTTATCAAAGAGATACATATGAGTATCACCAGCGTTCAGCTGTTTCTCGATATGTTCTGTAAGATAATCTGAATCCGTATTCTTTGAAGAACTTGAAAACAGCTTACCATAAACAATACCGCGTATGGAGAATGTATTAGTAATACGAGTAAATGCTGTATCGTACAAATTCTTCATGTGCTTTTTGGCAATAGATATATCTTTAATACCGGCTTTGGTAAAGTTACACTCGTCCATGAGACAGCACCACAACTGCATGCCGAGGACGTGTGCCGAATCAGATGCCGGGATAATATCAATCTTTTCGCCTTCAGGTACATAAACATAATTACTAATACTGTTTGTAAATCGGCCATGCTCGTTAAACCAAGGGGATTCTTTGAGAGCTGATTGATATTCGTGGAAGCCTACACCTTGAGCCAAATCCTTCGTAAGGTTAGCAAATGCAATTGTCAATCTTGAAATCGGTTTTAATCCGAAATATTTTTGTGGGTTTTTATAACACATTAAGAGATATGTCATATATGACATCATAGCTACAGCAGTAGATGTCTTACCGATTCTTGTAGCGCCTGAAAGAATTACTTCGTTAATTTGTCTGGAATCATTAAAGACATCATGATATACTTCCCACCAACCGGGATAGACGCTTTGACCATTATCATTAGATTTGCCTAAGTAATATGGGTCACATAAAAATCTGTCAATGCCGACAGGGACTTCTTTGAAGTCAACCAGATAAAGATTATCAAGTGTCTCAGAATAACCTTTGTCTGATAACTCTTCTAAAATCTTTATAAACTGTTTTTGTTCTAGTGGTGTACAACTATCGAAGATACTTTGAATTCGGGAAATGATATCCTCGTAGTCGAGAGCATCACTCCGAATCGGCACTTCTATCATCAGTATCCTCGCTATTTACTTCTTCAGTGTTTTCTTCCTTAGCGGTTTCGTCTTGAGGTAAATCTGGGTTGACTTTTCTCAACTCAGTAAGCAAAGCCTGCGCACCTGTGCGAATATTATTTCTAGATTCCTGTGAAATAATGGCTACGCCAATTGAAGTTTCTTCAAGTTCGGGCTGGGGTGCAATGGATTCAATATCCATATCAAGATATGGTTTGATAAGTAATTGAGACTGAATCATTGTTTCTTGAAGTTGCTCTTGTACCTTTAACAATGTCATCATCGTCATTGGGTCTGCATTGTCCATTTGAGCCATATTCTCAATCATGGCTGTGTAGAGCTTATCTTCAAGTAAGTCCATCATTTCTGTAAATTTAATTATTCGGGTTACTTGATGATAAATTCTTAAAACTGTAATATTCTGCATAGCTCTTTTAGCAGAATTTGGGTCAGCTTTATTAAATGATAATAGAGTAGACCTCATCTGGTCTACCTGAAGTTTTTGTTCTTTTAATAATGGGTCAGCTGATGAAAGGTCTGTGTTTTCTTCAGACGATGTATTTTCGGGAGAAATATTTGTAATTCCTTCTGGTTCCCCGACCCCAAAGGTTTTGAGCTCGTCATCCATAAGTCAAAAATTCCTTTAATTATTTTAATATTTATATATAAGGTTTTATTTTATAGGCAAAATAAAAAAGGAGAGCTATGCCCTCCTTCTAAATCAAAACTATAAATAAAGGTTTAATCCAACCATTTACCCCAAACATCAATATTCGGAGATACACCAAATTTAGAAATCCACTTAGAATCCCCTCCGCATAACTCCTGAATTATGTTATAAAACTCTTGTTTTTGTTCTTCAGTAAATTTAGTACCTGCATTAGAAACTACTTTAGAAGCTAGATTAAATGCCTCTTTAACTATCTCAAGATTAAATTGACCATTAAAGATATCTTCATAAGCTAGTATAGCAACTCTGTGTATTAAATCCTTATCGAATATACTTCTATCCCCAGATGGGTAACGCTGCCATTTTATAGAAGCCAATGCATCCATGTCCCATATAAAATACTCTTTTCCAAAATCAAAATTCACTTTTTGCCAAGCACCTTGACAATTTTCAGGATATGCAGTTCTATCATTACCAACAAATGGTCTTAAATTCAATTTAAGAATATCTGATAAATTACAGACAACACAGAATCCACCATAACCCAAAGCATTATATAAACTTGTGGTTACACAGCACTCATCTAAAGAAGTATCAAAACCATTAGTAACTATACTATTTGCATGCTCCTCGGAATCTGTGCAATGAAAACACAATTGAGTCGGAGGATTTAAAGTATTTGTACTTCTAATATAGATTTTCATGTACTTAAACCTCGACAACGCCGATTTCTAATCCTCTATCGGTAGACGATACATAAACAATACCATAATCATTAAGAATAGCACCGTTTGGGAGACCGCTATCTCCTATATCAATGTTATGCTGACCACCTACTCTAGCCTGAAATAAAAACATATCAGTATAAGTAGTATCATATACTATTACATCTGACATCTGTACGAAATTTTCTAAGAAATCTCCTAAACGTAAATCAATGTAGTCCATATTAATCCTCTTCAATTTCAACATTAAATGTTATATATGAGCCATTTTCAAGAGTGAAAACAATTCTTCTTTCTTCATTAAAAATACCTACATCGGGGTCGGCAGGTTCATATTCAGTATCAATATCTTTTACACCAGGGAATGCTGTATTTTGAAGTGTTTTAACAATTTCTCTATAGGCGTTTAAAGTAACCTGATTTTGATACCTATAATAATTCTCTACTATATTATCAAGTGCATATAATACTTCATCAATAGCACCTTCTACAGTATCTTCAATATCTGCGGAAGAATTTTCTGAAGTATCATAATTTTTAAGTTCAGCTTCAACTAAAGGACGGACAAAATCATCTTGAACATAAGTCTTTGTAAAATCCTGAACTCCTGCTTTGTCCCAAGTGAGATAAATATCTTCGTCAATATTCAAATCAGATAAAACTTTAGATGCAATATCTTCTGCAGTGTAATAACTCAACATTTTAATTAACCTCTCATATCGTATTCTTGTTTGATGTCTTGAATAACATCATGTAATGTCCAATCTCTTTTGGAATATCTTTCTTCAATAGAAGAAGATTGACTATATCCATCTTGAACTACATAAGAAATAGGTTCTCCATAACAATCATATTCTGTCAAAATAAAATCATCGGAGTCTTGGGTTAATTCTAATCTAGACCCATCAGACCAATGATGCTGCCAAATTATCTTTTTTGTATTACAATATTGATTATATGAGGTAAATCCCATGCAGTCTCCTTAAATCTCAAATGGTAATTCAGTATCAGAAGAATATTCTGGGCCAAGTAAACCACGATATCTAGCAAGTGTTTCTAAATCTGAAAAAGCATTATTTTCAGGAGCCATAGGATTATAATTGTCAACGGCAGGAGTATCAGAATCCAAGTATGCATTGTATTCACATACATAGCAAGAATTGAGTCTTGGGTTTGTTTTCTTTAAAGTATTTAACTCTTTTTGAGCATCTTCTAAAGATGAAGCAAAGAATACACCTACCAAATCTTCGCTTTCCCAGCCATCAGCATCTGCATGCAAATTTATCAACATAAAAACATCAAAATCTTTACCAAGCCCTGAATCAGATTTAATATATCTTTTCATATTACTTCTTACCCTTTAAGTCAAACATTACTACACCGAGATTAGCAATTGAATCCTTAGTTACATCGTCTTTCATGCCAGACTTACCAAGAATATCGATAGCGGCTTTGATGTGCTGAAGGGCCTTATCAGTATCAGTAGAGGACTTAATTGAACTTAAATCAAAATTTCCACACCAAGAATCAAAAGAATCAATACTTCTACGATTGTGCTCTGCTGTACGAGGGTCAGTATTGTCATCAGGAAGTGTAGGATACTTATCTTTCAGTGCACGAAGCTCATCTCTACCAAAATCCTCATAAACGCCAGATTTAGCAGCTTTTCTTTCTAATGACTTCTTGTATTTTGCAATATCAGAATCAACTGAAGCCTTTACATCTGTCTTTATAGATTTAGAAATTCTCATTATTCTTCACCTTCCTCAAATGGATTACTTAATGTATTTGCAGCCTCTTCTTGTAAGGCTCTTTCTTCTGCTGTTGTATGTCTAATTTCTCCGAACTTAAACTTCTTTTTACCTTCTTCAGGCTCATTCAAATCGTCTGAAGCAGCAACATCATCGGGGTCATCAATAACTTCTTCAACACCATAAAGCTCTACACCTGTATCATTATAGTCCTCAATTGCTTGCTCTAAATCTTCGACTGTTTCTTTAAATGCAGTTTCATCATTCTGAGATAACTCATTATAAGTATAAAAGATGTCCTGCTTCAAAGCTCGCAGACATCTTGTCATCTCATCCTTATCGGGGAAGCTCTTAAAGATTGCAATTTCAAGATTTGCAATCTCCTGAATAGTTCTAAATTCCCAAAGATAATTCATTAGGAATTTATATAACTGCTCGTATTTGACTTGAAGGTCTTTAGATGTAATTGCTGTATTTGACATTATTTGTCCTCTAATTAATATACCTCTAAGCCAAAACGTTCGGCTTCTTCTTTAGTCATTTCATGGTCCATACCTGCAGGTATCATAGTAACTTTGAGTGTAAGACGTGCAACATAGAGCATAAGTTCTCCGCTCTTCCAAGCCGCATACTCTTCTTTGTCAGGCTCTTCGTTATTCTCGTTTACTGTAGCATCTGTACTAATACGTCCATCAATATAAACATAATCGGACTTATTATTAGAAAAGCAGTAAGATACCTTCGCAACAGCTTCTACAAGCTCATCGACAGTGTTAAAGGTTTTATGCTTAAGTTCATGGTTTAAATCCCAACTATTGACATAATCAAGTTCGCCTTCGTCCCAGGAATCTTCATAAACCTCAACATCTGCATAATCTACACGAATTTTAAAATCCATAAATATCTCCTTATAATTGTAGTATCTTTCAGTAATGTCACCCTTATACATTAGGGCCGAGATATCTGTCCTGAATAGCCCTATATGTTGCCTCATCAATTGTAATATAGAACTTATTATTCTTTGCAAAAAGACCGCGAACATACTCATCTGCAAACAGAGATGAATAATCAATTATATCGCCAACACCGTCTTGAGCCGGGTCAAGTTCTGCTAAAGACCAGCCATCTTGAACTTCAGGACATACAATCCAGATATTTTCAGGAGCCATATAGCCCATATTACTATTCTCAATTAAAGCAAGAATATCACCAATAAATAACTCGTCCATTTTAGACCTCCACTTATTTTATTTTATTTACATTAAAGGTTATCCAATCAACTCTTTGTGAAGTTTTGCTATTAACCTGTCTAATGATAAAATATCGTCGGTTTTTATACTGCTAACTTCGGCGTCAATATTTGTGTCCTGAACTTTAAAAATATACCTCTGATAATATTCATCAAAAGGTATATCTGGAGTTTCTTTTATGTATGTTTTAATAGTATTTAACATTCTTTAAAGCGTTGCAATATCAGGGTTTACTACTTCGAAAATTTCATAATTTGGTGTTAATTGGTTGGGTGAAAAGATTATGTAGTAATCGGTCTTTCTCTTCGCTTTGCAAATATACACTTGCTGATTTCTCTCATCGGCAAATTTTTGAGCGTTATGTTTTACTATTTCATAATATCTTGCCATATATCTATTATAACGATTAATCCTTCTTTTTATTGTTGGCTTCTTCTTTAGTCCAAGGTAAAGCTAACATTTTAGGTTGAAGTTGATGCATTACCCCATTTCCATTAAAAGGTGCACTCTCATAACATTTGAATAATTCTCCGTAGGTTTCTCTTTCAGCTGCGGTATAATAGCCTTTTTCACTGCATCTATTATAGGCCTCTAATAACCTTTCCCGAAGTAAGCCTGTCAAGGACTCGATAATAGCTTTTTGAGCGTTCATAACTTCCTTGTCTTGCTTGCTTCTGGAATCGAGATATTTCTTAGCTTCTTTATTGGCGTGCTCCAGTAATTTGATGTCATCTTTCATCTGTTTAACATCATCAGAAACACTATCTACTTTTTCATTGATAGTATCTACTTTTTCCGATAATAACTCAACTTTTTTCTCGACACCTGTTTCTTTACTGATTTCATCCCTCTTAACCTGCTCCCTTGCTTGTTTCCATTGCCAGAATCCTGCACTCCCAAAAATTGCTCCAGCAGTAACAAGAATCTGAATTATTACCGGAATGTAATCTGAAAGTGTAGCTGCGATAATGTACATAATATTTCCTATGCCCCCGATGTGTTTATTTTTATTTCATTTAAATAGAAGGTTTAATTATTAAAAGCGAGGATATTATACCTCGCCTTTAGTAATTAACTTCAAAGTTTATAGACTACCTGAATTAGTTAAAAACGATATGCATCAATAGCTAGTTCTGCATCTTGAGGATTACTTCTAATCCAACTAATCAGCTCATCAAAAGTAGGGAAATCATCTGAATCATAGTCATAATTACTTATAATAAAATTATACATATCTTCTTTTGTAGTAGAAATATATGTTATATAAGGCATGCCTTCCTGCATAAGATAGTTATCACTATATTGATCTAAATCGAATAAAACATAGTACATCATAATTGATCTCCTTTAAAATAAGCGGATTCATCGTCCCAATTCGGCAAAGGTTCGTCGTCGACGCCATCCATAGCATTAGTAAGTTTATCACATAAAAGGTCTTTAGTAGCATCATCAATATGCTTCCACTTCCAAAGCCAAACTACTGTCTCGCAGGCTCTATCAATTTCTGCAACTGATGCATTACCACGTCTAATCTTAGTAATAATATCCTGAATAAACTTCTTTTTAGTTTCGATTCTCTTGGGACTGATAGAAGAACGAATATATTTTTCATTATTATGTCTCCTTTCCAAAAATCTGTTCATTAAAGGCTACGACATCTCGCTTATTATCGACATCACAAGTATAGTCGTTGATTACTGTATAATTCGTGTAGTCGATTTTATTTATAGGTGTTCCTTTAATTACCTGCCAAAGCTCCCAGGCAATAGGTTCTCTTTTAAATTGATTTTTCAGTTTTCGTACGGTTTCGATAGCTTGCCTGAAATGTTTTTGGTTTTTAACCTTAAAGGCGAAAGGCTCGGCATAAGGTTTAATATAATTATCAGCAAACGGCGGGGCAGATGCGAAAAACTCAATATCATTAGTATCAGTATTAACAATAGTTTTAATAGCTTCTGGCGAAAATACCACGTCCCCAAAAATATAACATACAGCTTCATCGGTAGGATAAAATCCTTCTATCCACATACCGCCTTCGCCAGAAGTATTTTTATGATGTAATATAGGTAATCCAAACTGCTCAAATACAGGGTTGTTTGTACTTAAACAAATATCAGAAACTCCTGTTTCTTTCAATAATCGAACTGTTCGAGCAATCACAGTTTCGCCATTAACAATGCTTAAATGCTTTGGAGTTGACCAACTAGTATATGTACCTCCGCACATTATTATATATTTCATAGATTAGTACTCTCTAGTTCTATCGTGAATAATATAAAGGTCTTCACCTGAATCATAATCTTCGCCATAATAAGATAAACTCCAATCGGTGTTTTCACTTAAAAAGAAAAGAATTTGTGTAAACAGAGAAGAATTTACATCTCTGTCTCCAAAAATATATGCAATCTTCATTTCATCATAAAATTTATCTAATTCACCGTACCCGCTCATATAATAGCCTCCTAACTGATATAATAATTATCCTTGATAAACGGATTTTATTTTCATGACCGAAGCGCAAAGGTTTGCTGGAATTTCTCCCAGGGACTTTTTCTTGGTAATATAAACATCATAATACCACTGAAGAGCATCGATATTTCTGGATAACTGTTCTAGAGTAGGTAATTTAATAGTTTCACCGCCAGCGTATTTACATAAAGTAATTAAATTCTTAGCACCTATAATACTAAACAATTCTGGAAGCCAAGCAAATTCCGGCTCATTCTCCAGAGGCGGTAAAAGTTGCAGTAAATATTGAAAATCTAATTCTTCAGTAATTGATAATTCTTTATTACTCATTAATAGTCTCCTGCAATTAAATAAGCTGCATCGTAATCGCCAGTCTTTTTATAATGCTCTAAACCTCGAATAAGGTCATTCATATTATATGCATGAAATGAGCGTGTGTCTTTACTATAAGAATTCTCGGTAGCTTCTCCATACTTAGTATCGAATGGCGGTGTATAAATAGTCAGTTCTATAGTATCAGAATAATCTGCTCGATTAAACGGATTTCTTTTAGTAAAGTTTTTAGTTAAACGCTGCACCCAATAAGGTAGGGATTTAAAACTTTTTGATGAAAAAGTATCCCATCGGTCATACTTGTAACCTTCCGGTCTTTCTTGAGGCAGAGGTCTAGACGGGTGCTCTAAAAGTTTAATGCTTTGACAAATATCTTCAGCAGTATGAACTACGTGATTCTGAATAAAAGAATACAATTTTCCGTAAAAAGTATCTGTAAAATATGTATCTACATCCTCTTTGCTCATTGTAGGTTTGAATACGACTGCGAACTTACCTTCAAACCACCTTCCGATATCATATTTTGCAATATCTAAATAAATTTTAAAACCGAATTTAAAAGTATAATTAGATAATGTGACCTTAGTAACTTCTAAAGAAATATCGAAATCGACATCATAATCATTCGCTAGTTTCTTCAATTTGCGATTCTTATTTATGATATCGTTAAATACGTCTTCCGCATATCTCTGATAGCCTGTAGCATCTTTCTGTTGTACCCAGTCCCTAAGATATGCACCTACATCGGTAATATCAGAGTTTTTAATACCATTACTGATAGTATGATAACTCAAAACATAGCATTTTCTAGAGTCCCAACTATCATAGATTTTCCCATCTATAGCACAAACTAAATGACCACCTCGTCCGTGCTCATCGCCATTGTTATTGCAATGTAGAATATAAGTACCGGAAGGATTAGCATCTACCCAATCATTAACGGTCATTTTTGTATGTAATGGTATAGCCTCACTACCACCTAAACTGCGAATTACACTTTTAACATTATTAATATTGTTATAATTCCAGTTATTTTTCCAATTAGCCTTAGCAGAGTCATTAAGTGCTTTTCTAGCCTTACTATAGTCAATATTAAATGCAAGAGAGATTGCTCTTGCTGTACAATCGCCCGTGCTTGTGCCTCTATTATTGGCATTATATCTAACTAATTCAGAAGACTGTATGTTCATCACTTATTCTCATCTAACTCAGTTTTAGATTTTATATCTTCCTGATAATTCAGGTTAATATCAAATACGATGGCATTATTGCTCCTTGCGAGTCTATTAAACTTCAAATATGTATAACCAGTGGAGTTAAGTACCTCGATAACGGAAATCATCGTATCATTGAGGTTTACGTCATCATTGAAGTAAATCCATAATTCACTATCCTTTACCTGAAGTCTTGTTACACCCTTAGTATCTTCTCTAGCATTTAATGTGCCCTGAATTGTATCACATTCGCTAACAATATCTTCAGGAGTTGTCCAAACAACTGATGTAGCTGTAATGGGAGTTCCGTCAACTTGAGTAGACTCTGCAACTTCAGTTTCTGGAGCAGGTGCTTCTCCGCCACCTTCGTCTCCAAAATCTACAGGTTCAATATCTGCAAGTTCATCATCACCAAAATCAGTAATAGCACTGCCAGAAAATGATGAATGAGAAGGTCCGCCTCCGCCACCCATAGGTGCAGTAGAAGAAGGAACTACATGCTCATCACCGGTCTGTTGTTCGATTTGATTCAATTCCTCGGTTTTCTGAGCTCTTTCTAATTCAACCTTGGCGTCATCATCAAGATAATCAGAAAGCTGCTGAACTAATTCAGCATTAATTGGATTTTGAATAGCTGCATGGATTTTATCTTTCCTTGCGCTAGTTACATATAACCTAGATGAATAAATTCGTTGAAGTCTCATATTATAAATTCCTCCAGCTCAGAACGAATTAATTATAAAATACCAAAAATAATTTACCATTATTTGTATTAAATGAAGTAATGACATTCATTAAAGGGGCTTTTCTTAAACTGCACCAGCCATCATATCCCGATTTATAAACATCTACTTTACGACCATCTATATAAAGCTCCGTTATAGACTTATCACCTGAAAGGCTATCATAATAAACTATTTTAATATTCTGATTATCTGGTGTAATCCAAGTATATAACTTCTCTGTAGCATTAGACCATGACTTCAATTTACGTTCAGTCACATTATTATCAGATAAGAATTTTTGAAAAGAATTACGAGCATCCGATAGAGCTTGGGCGTACTTATCAGTCGACGGTTCCTGCGGTAATCCGCCATAATATCTATCTCCGCTTTTATAACTTGTAGATTTGATATATCTCTTCATAAGTTATACTCCAAATATTACAATATAATATAATAAAAGGTTATGGGAGAACAGACCTCTCCAAATCCATTCTCCCACATTGTATATCTACTAGTAAATATATTAACGATTAAGCTTCATCAAACTGCGTGTATGCATTATAAGAAGTCTTGAAGTACTTGTTATAGTAATCCATAATGATTGGCATTTCATCATCTTTGAAATACATTCCTACTTCACTCAATGCTGCTTTTGCCTTGGCCAGTTTGTTAGCATTGTCAGGATTTATTTTAGAACCACGTTTTACAAATGGAATAGTAGCCAGATAGTGAGCAGCATCTAATCTCTTACGTGTCTTTTCAATATCCCAAGCCAAATCCTCTAACTTCTCCCGGATTGCTGGCATATCTACTTGCGTATCAATATCATCTGTATTACATCCGGAAAACTCATCTAAAAAGCTCTCTAAAGATTCCTGAAGAAATCCCAGCTCTTGTGATGTGCTATGATGTGGCAGTTGCACAAAATTAGCTCTGACATAACTTGATGGGTATCTTTTAAACTTCCTCATAACATATAACTCCTTTAATTTTCTGAACTTCCAGATTCCCCAGAATCCTCATCTCGGTTCATATAAATATATGGCTTTTCAGGGAAGTTATCCTGAATTATATAACTAAACCAGCAAGTTGCCTTTAATTTACAAGCAGATTTCTCGAAAGTCATTCTATAAGTATGCTGACCAGGATTTAAGTCTAGAATAGTACTGCTAATATCAATCCAAGGTCTATGCTCATCTCGAGTTACCTGGTCTGCAAAATCTACATCTTCGGATGCATTGAGATTATATATCTCTATAAGGTCCATATCTCTTGGCATCTGAGGAGGTAACTTTACACAGACAATCTCATCGAAATCCTTTGAATTATATATCTTGGTATTCAAAGGCATTTCAGAGAGTTGGCTGGATTGAATTACTGTTGTAAAGATATTATCTTGTATACTCATAATATAACTGCTTTATATATTCTTTATCGGATTCAGAAATTTCAGCATTATAAGTTTCAGCATATCCATCGCGGTCCCCGAATTCAACCCAAAATCTCCAATGTGGGTCATCATCTATCGGTGCATCAAAACCTAATAAAGCATAAGGAGTTTCATTACCCTCATCGTCATCTCGACCGGTATAATACCCGGCATCCTCATAATTTTGGAGAAAACCTAATTCATATGTGCCATGACCATAAGGTTCAATATGATTTACATTAGTAAATGTGCCATATTTAGTTCTAATATCCATAATCTTTTATATTCTCCTCTAATATGAATTATATCAATCCGCTTGAAGATAATTCAGTAATCCACTCATCAAAGCCTAATCCATCTACAACCTCACCGTTAGCGTACTCGACTTTGCCAGTACCGTAGAATTCACTATCATCATAGGTAGCGGTGCAATCATCATTAGACTTAACCCATAAATCACGCTCAACCTCATCAAAACCTGCGGATTCAAGTCCCTGACCTCTTAACGACCATGGACTTAATTCATAATCGGAAACGGTCTCTAAAAAATGGGCTAAATTAGAATCCTCATCCCCAATATCATAACAAGTTCCATCAGGACACCACTGGATATAACCGTAATGCTCTTCAACATCCCAAGATGCAGTAAAACCCTCACCCATAGAATAATCAAAATATTTAGCATCTGCTGGATTACGGGTATCTGGTTCAAATCCATACTCCCCGAAATTCAACAGTGCATTGAGTTCATCTTGTGTAAGCATAATTTTATATATCCTCCTTTTAAGAAATTACAATACTTTCATCTTCGCTGATTACGGCCCATGCATTATCTTCTCTACATTGCGGATATTTAGTAAACTTTCTCATAAATTTAGCCCCCAATATTTTAGTTCCAGTTATCTATAAATAAATTATCGTGTGAGAAGGATTTAGATACATCATCTATCTTGGCTTGTACATTTGCTGGTATAGATATATTAAAATGGTCTAAAATACAAAGTGTAAACTCTTTATATGTGTTACGACCTAATTCTACCCCTTTTATTGTTTCCTGTGTTCTGTCATCTACTAAATATACATTATCAAAATAGAATGGTGCATCCTTAAAAACCTGCTTAAATATCTTCTTATACCTTAGCTGTTCACTGTAACGTAATTTTGATGAACAAAACAATCTCTCCACATTATTTGTTGCATAATAAGTCGCACCACTACCAGGAAAAATTCTAGCTGCTCTGATGTATCTTTTCATATCTATATCTCCTTTTAAAATAAAACCTTCAACAATTATATTAATTATTAAAGGTTATAAATTAAAATTTTACTGAAACTGTAATAGAGTGGTTATTTCCTTCAGATTTTACAACTTCTTCATCTAGCGTTTTAGCCAAAGTTGTCATCATATTTGATAATCTTGAATCTTCTGGGAAGGCGTCTGTAGCTCTGAATTCTTTAATAGCTAAAGAATCTACATATTCAGATACCTCGTGAGCCCAATCATAGAGGACTGTATCAGAATTAGCAGCTTCAGAAGCAAGTATAAGACACACTGTTATTGTCTCGGGAGAGAAATATAATTCATAGTCAAAACCTTCTAAGTCTTTTGGCATTGTTCTTCGACAAGCTTGGTCTAACTTTAAATGAATAATAGGCTTTGCTCGATTATAATAATCGGCATCTGTCATGTACTGCCCTGTGTACTTTGAATTCTGAGAAAAATCCTCATGATTTACTAATCTAACATCTGTCACCATATTATTTAATAAACCTCCTTTGTTAGGCTTTAATTACATAAGGAACTGCGCCTCCAGCATCAGAATAGATGAGAGGGTCATACCAATACATAGAATAGCCATCTACAACTAAAATCATAGCATAAGGACCTGACTGGTCGAATGTATTATCATAAATAAATTCTGTACCTGCTTTAAGGGTTATACAAACTCCGCCAGCTTCTGTATGCATATTATGGGATTCAACAAATGGTGCTAAGTCTGGGTCATAACCTTCGTTACTAGGGTTTGTATATACGCTATACTCGTCTTCGTCAAACATAAAAACATTAACATCTACAGGTAAAATATAAGTTTTACCTACTTCTAATTGTGAGTCTAAAAATACGCAGTTATCAAAATAATCATATAAAGATTCGAGCTGGGGATAGATATCTAACTGCTTAGTTACATCATAACTAAGACAAGAATATAACTTAGAATATAAATCAATAAGGTAGTCATTAAGGTAATTTGACATATTATTTAACCTCCACGAAAAATATGAGCTGATACCAATCATACTGTATATCGATTACTGTATAACCATTTAATCGAGGTATATCTGCTGCTCTACCACGATAAATATCTTCGGTCTCGCCATCTCTGAATATGCAAACATCAACATCTGGACGGAAACAGTTTACTATAATATCATTCAAATATGAACCCTTCATATTACAATTAGACCATTCACCCTGCATAATAAATCTCCTTTATCGGATAATCTATTTTATAAAAGGTTTTTCTTTAAAAATAAAAATCCCTGATAATCATAACGACCATCAGGGATTAATGTTCATAATATTCTGTTCGGCTTCTTAATTATTGCTTCTTAAATCTGTCACTTAAAATTTTAGGGGCGCATTTTTCCCAATCAATTAAATGATGTACACGTTTATGGCTAGAACCCATAATACCGATTTTTACGCAACTAGGTGCTACCATTACGCTAAAAAAGGATTTTACATAAGTACCATATTCGATATACATATCAGTTAGTCCGCCGGAAGATGCCTGAGTACCAGCCTGATTTACAGAAATATCACGAGTGGTCAGATATATTTCACCTCTGGTACCTCCAAGAGTATATAAATTAACATCGTCGTTCATTCTGCCTAAGAAATGAAACTCTTTCTCTGTATCGCAGAAGAAGCAATTCATTACTTTACGCTTAGTTCTGGCTTTCCAAACATTAGAACCTGTACCGCCAATAAAGTCACCAGATTGTGCAAAAGCTAAACAGGTTATTGGTGTACTTTCAAAATACTTCAAATAAGCGTCAATTACATCATCCATTTTGGTAACATATAAAGACTTAAGCTGCTTACCTGATTCATATCTGTATACGAAGAATGAATAGTCATCATCAAGCTCTAAGAAAAATCTGAGACCTAACTTATGTGCTAATTCAAAGCAATATTCTCTAGCATAAAGTACGGCATTTCGCTTTCTTGGAATATCACAAGTATCAATTTCCAGAGATTTCTTATATTTGTCAAACATTACAATATGTTCTTCACCGAAATTTGCATAATACTGGTCGGCTTGGTTATCTTCATTATCTATAATGATGTACCATTTTCCCGTATAGCCTTCTTCTAATAAGGTTTCTATGGTTTTTACATTATCAGCTCTGCCATGAGATAATATAAATACGGCGAAATCGTCTCTCATAAATTACTCCTTAGTTATTTGTTCTAGTTCTTCTATTGTGTTAAATGATAAATCTTTATAGTCTTCAACTATTTTTAGTTTAGCAGTAATATCGGTATAATTTAATATATCTAAAAATTCCATCTCATCACCGTGTTCTGGATAAATATATTTCTTCTTTTCATCTAATTCCGGATTTAATATCCACATTTTATATGTTCTCAAATAGTGATAGATATGAAAAGCATTACAATAAAATATACTAATATCATGATAACCAGAAGATACGGGTTCATCAAATTTAGAAAATAATACTTTTACTGAGATGCCTGATTTCTGTATAAACTGAACATAAGGATGTTCTTCATATACACAGGGTATTACAATGCCATAAAACCCTAAATCTTTAGGGTCGAATGTTTTAGATATTATGTCGTCGTGAGAAATACTGTCACCCCACTGAATTACGCATTTATCTCTAAAATTAGGTTTTATCTGGTCTAATGCGGATAAAATAGCATCGCCGCTCCCATATCCAGATTCTATTATAATTTTATTATATTTATTATCAAAATAATGCTCATTATTAGTAGAACATACAACATAGACCTTTTCACATACTTTAGATAGTTCTTTAATATTATGGTCAAGTAAACATTCACCTTTATAATCAGACAAAGCCTTAGGTTTATCACTTAAAAATCTATTTTGATTACCAGCTGCTAAAATAAGCCCGAAAATCACGATTAATCCTCCAAGAGTTTAAGTATAATATTAGTATCCTTAACGCTCGCAACACGAATACACTGGGAACACAGTTTAGAAATGTCCTCGTCATTCCCACTGTCAATTTCATCACCTAAATATAATGTATTCAGTTTTCTATCAGGGTCTATCATATCTGAGAATAGCTTGCCCTTGGTGTTATTCTGACTAGTAATATCAACTGTTGTATATCCTGTCTTTGTAGCTTTGATAGCATACTCCGAAAATTTAGTATCAATTAATGCTACTAATAAAGTACGCTCCAATTCAGATAAAGGTTTGATTTTGATATATGCGGGATAATTGCTGTCATTAATTTCAAAATCTGACATACCTAATGAATGTAAAAAATCAACTACACCTTTAACATACTTCTTACCGATAAGAAGGTCTTTAGCGTAATTAATAGGTATATTATTTTTAAATAATGTGGAATTAGCGTCTGCCCAAATATAAATATTAAAAGCATCTAGTCCTGAACCGTAAATCCTACTTAATTTAGTTCTAATACTTTTATAGGAGTTACCAGATACAATTAGCGCTTTATCCTTCAGAGCATTTAATCTCTTAATATTATCGATAGAAATATCTAATAAGTCTTCACGTCTAGACCATAAAGTATCGTCGAAATCGAATATGATTTTATCATAATCAGATATAGGCTTTAAGTCGTAGAATATCTTCAATATGGCTTTAACATATTTTTCTCCAATATGCTTACCTTTGACATTACCCATAGAGTAAACGACAACATTATAATTGTCGTTAGGTTCTACTAAGCTAGTTCTAGCATCTGAATTTTCCAAAATTGAAAACTGAGATAAATCAATTCTCAAATTATTTAAGAATTCTATAAATTGATTACTCGTTACACCGTAGGAATCTCCATCTTCCTCATTATTTATCGCCCAAATCTTCTTAGCAGCTGAAGCATTTATATATTTATAAAAGTCCATATAATCCAATGTTGGATAAATGGAACTCCAGAATGTACCGGTGGATATAATGATAAGGTCAGCATTTAATACAGCATCAATCGCCTTCTGATTAAGACCATATAAATATGGGCCTGAAGCATTCTGATTAGCATTAGCAGTATAAATAATGTCCATGATAATGTCATCAGGATTATTATAATCTACAATCTCACCTTCATCACTTATAATATTACCGGATTTTGTTCTCGCACTTATAAATACATTATCAAATGAATTTAATATTACAAAGTCATCTAATCCCAAAAGATTACAGAAGAAAGAATTGGTTTGCTCGTAACCTAACTCCTGATACATCTGGGAATAAATAATATTTGCTATACTAAAGTTCTTATATGTATAATTTTTAGCTAATGGATTGTCGAAGAAATGCCTAGCATATACTTTTAAATCAGATAAGCCCCAACCATCTAAATAAGTTGCAATATCTTCATACTCATATCTAGGTTTCAGGTCATAACGATTATCATAAAATTCTATCAATCTGGCATCTGGGTTAGAATTGCATGCCTTATACATTCGAATATGATTCTTTCGAATGTCTGATACACCTAATGTATTAGTAACAGCTCTACAAACACCGGTAGATTTACCATTATCATAGGCATTTACTATAACTTTTATATTAGCCGCGGGATAATATTGCTTTAGTCCAGTAACTAAAGAATCATTACCCGACCCGCCGGATAATATAGTTATATTCATTTACTTGTCCTCCAAGTCTCCATCTTCAACATTTTCCTGATTTTCAGCTAATTTATCATCAAGTGCTGGATGCTTTCCAGTAGTCTCCATTAAATTCTTAATAAAATCGCTAAGTTCAACATAACCATTAGCAATCGCATCTTTAAAGTCTATGATTACTAAAGCTGACTTCTCCATCAACTCCTGCATTTCTTTACTAGCGTGACAATAATAATCTGCTACTTTTGAATAATTAAATACATAATGTCGTGTAGCTGCTTTTCTTAAAAACTTCTTCTCATCTTCTGATACATTAGACGCATTAATCTCGTCAATTAACTTAAGAACTTTTTTCTCATCGCACAAACTTAAAATATCTGGCTTCTCACCCGAAGGCTGATACTGAGGAATATTGACTTTAGTAGTATAAGTCAAATCTTTTTCTTCTGGCAAATCAAATAACTTCATAGAATTCTCCTTCTACTTTATTTTGTATTTATCACTTATCAGTTTTTGATATGTATTATTAACGCTTTTACAAGTCCCTGCATGCATACTACCGTCGGAATTTAACTTTAATTTCATATACACACTATCTGGTCTTAATATTATAGAATAAAAATCCGCTTCATATTCATTTATAACTTGATTTCCGCCAGCATTACTACCTCTTACTGGTGATTGAACAGATAATGCTGATATAGAGTAGTTTAACTTACTTCTAATTAAGTCTCGCAATACTGTATTGTAATCTTCATTATGAGTACCTATAAAAGAAAAATCATCAGAAGTTTTACATACTATAAATTGATATATGCTTGGCCATAAACCTTGATTAAATAAATTTGCTCCAACTCCCCCAATGTATGCCATCTGACCTGAGAATGAAGCACTTCTAAGATTATCTGACACTGATAAAAATTTAACTATGGCAGATAATAATGCATTAAGGTCCTGAATAGGTTTAGATTTCAAAGAATCGCCTTCAGCATATCTGTATACTAGACCAGTTATATCATCATCGGCCATTACAAAATACTTATAGCCTAAGTCTTTAGCAAAATCTAAAATAGCATTTCTGGCATATACCACGGTTTTCAGCTGGAGTCTAGAAGTAGCATCCATAGTATCTGTAAGTTTAGCATATTTCATCTTATCAAATACTAAGATTTTAGCATTATATTGCTGACTCCTATAATTTTCAATGTCTTTATCTAAGTCATCTAATACTATATAAATATCGCCACTATAATGTAATCTATTTAATAGAGTTAAAGTTAGCTGTGTATAAGGTCTTCCATGACTGGGTATAAATACAGGTGGTGGTTGAATCATGCTTATAAGTCACCTCTGTACTTTGCTTCAATCATAAGGTGCCCGTCTACTGGTGAGAATGTCAAACCATTTCTTACTGCTTTTACAAGGTCTCTTACTTCGTCATCACCAGGAAATAAAGCTACCGCATATTTAGTTTCTAAGACTGTATCAATTCCATTAGCAATGCGACCTATAAGGTCTATAAGATATGCTCCATCATCTGATTTAAAGTCTAAGATAAGTGCGTCAGGGTAAAATGTGAAATTATATTCAAACTTTTCAGGTTCATCAGAACACTGCTTGATTACATCATCGATATACATGTGGACAAAAGGCTTCTGATGGTTATAATATAACTCGTTAGTCATATAGGATTCTGACATAGGCACCTCCTAAATAATATATACTATATAACGACTATTCGCAGTACTTATTTTCCATCACAAATTTAGTTATAATCGCGTTTTGAGATATCATTTTACTTTCCAAATCATTCAAACAACTAATACAGGACGTCCTGAGATGCTGATTATTGGCTAATGATAAAATGTATCTAAGTACTAATATTATGGGTGTTTCAGAGTTATCTTCATAATGTTGTAACTTCCAAGTCAGATTAGATATTGTAGAATCAAACTTTAATATGGAATTTAAACTATCAAAATAACTTATTTGTGCATCTGTGAGATTAAATAATGTATCTACATCTTTATAACCCTTTACGCACTGCCATACCTGCTTACCATTTAGATTCTCAAATAATTTAAGATTTTTAATTGTAGCATACTGTTCTAAATCAGATTTACTTGGCGGGCTTATCATAACCAACGCACATCTACTTAAAATTGTATTCGGGATTCTATAAATATTATTACATGTAACTACTACATAAATATAACTCGGGCAATCCTCGATAAGTTTAAGTAATGGATATGACACCTGTATTACACCAGTATCTAAGTTTTCAATACAAAGAACTAATGAGTCTTTAGAACTACGACATATATCTATAACTGATTTTAACTCTGACATTACAGGGTTAGCTATATAAAAATTAGGGATTTTGAGCATATCCGCATATTGCTTAGCTAAATGTGTTTTTCCGCAGCCTGAAATACCTGAAAGTACTATACCATGCTGATTATGCTCTGCTAATAATTTAAGATTATTTAAAGCCGAAGTTTGATTTGTAGCTATCATTATAATGCCTCCAAGTCAGGGATTCTTTGGAACTTAAATAATGCGCCCAAATAGATAAGTATATCTTCGGTATTTGCTGTAATACCCTGTCTAAGCGATTGTAAGACTTTATAAGTATGATTAAACATATAATAAATATCCGGACGAGTCCATTCTTTTATATATTTCTTTAATGGTGAATCAGAATATTTATTATCCATAATCTTATCCAGTTCTATCATAGTTCTAAGAATTGTATATAAAATTCTGGTCTGGTCCCCATCATAATTATCTACGGCTAAAATATAATCCCTAAAATTTCTACTAGCAACAGCTATCTGAATATCTCCTTCGGTTTTGTAAGCATTT